CCATAAATTCTTTGATAGCTGGCGATGATTCATTAACTTTTAATAACAGCTGATCAAATTTTTTATTAAGATCTTCGATATTTATAATGTTATCTTTTTGAATTAGATCTAGTTCAAAACCTCTTAAATTCATTAATCTAATACCAAGATTTAAAAGAGTTGTATCTATCTGAGCAAGCCCATTAATAAAATTTAAAACAGACGCAAAGGCTACGGCTGTTGCTTGAGCAATACCAATAATGCTTACAGCAACATCTTTTCCAAATTTTTCAAATCCACCAGAAGCCGCTGCCTGTTCAATGATAAATTGTTTTAGATCATCTGCTAATTTAAGAAATGCTGGGGCCAGCCCAACAACAATTTGATTTTGTAATCCAAAAATAGATGCTTTAATTTGTGAAACTCTATCGTTAAATGTTTCAGCTGTTCTAATCCCAGATTCACTTATGATGAATCCAAGCTGTTTAAATTCTTCAACAAAGTTATTCAATCCCTCTGCACCATTTTCAAATATCTGTGCAAACTGCATACCAGATCTACCGAATAAATTTGCTAATACAGTTGATTTTTCTGCTTCTGATCCAAGTGCTGCAATACCGTCAGCAACTTCTAATAGTATTTCTGTATTGCCTCTAACGGCTCCAGTTGTATCTCTAATCTCAACACCAAGATCTTTAAATATATCTGCTTGAGTTTTTAAACCTCTTGAAGCATCACCTACAGATCTTGAGAATTTTTCTAGGCCTTTTTGTGCTTGTTCAACTGAAGATCCAGCCTCTATTGCTCCCTGTTGAAATGCCTGGATAAAATCTGTAGCAATACCTGTTCTAGTTGCGGTTTTACCAATTGCATCAACGTAATCAAGAGATTTTTTAGCCAATACAGTTAGTGCAGCACCAACACCAACGGCTGCAAGTCCTACCCCCGCAACCGCTTTACTTGCCGTTTTTGCAGCACTACCTATTCCCCTTAATCCGGAGGTAACTTTACCAAAAGCAGCTTTTGTTTGATCAATAGCCGTTATTGGTATTTTAATTTTTTTACTTGCCATGGTTTCTTCTATCTTCCAAGATTTCTAAATAAGCAATCCAGCCTTGGTATTCCTGGACACTAATATGTTGTAATTCCTCTAAGGTCTTACCCAATCTATCTGCAAGGCTGTATTGCAGATATAAATTAGCATCCTCTGTTAGTCCTTTTTTACTTCCTCAATAGGCTCCTGCCCCATAATTTCTTGAGCCACTCGAACCAACACCTCACGATCAACTTTATTTAGAAGTTTGTTTTTGTCGCCAATATCAAATAACTTTTCCCCATCGCTATCCAGTGCCTTATAAATTAATACATAAGCCATCATCGTTAGATCATCTTCCTGGCTCATTTTGTAGAGTTTGGAAGTTTCACTAAGCGTTAATGGCTTGCTGTATATTTTTAAAGGCTCATCGTCTTGGCCCCATTCGGGAACCAGCGTTACTCTCACATCCTGATTTTCAAAATGTTTAACTGCGTTATCTATTGCTGACATCTTCTTATACGGTTGTAATTGTTAATGCACCGGAACCTTGGAAACTGATGCTTGCCTCAATAAGACCATCATGCGAACCGGAAACACTTTTCCCAGTCACAATTGCGGTGCCACTGTAATAAGTGTCTCCGCTTTGATCTCCTTCCGGATATAGATTTAAAGTTACTGAAGAACCGTTACTTAAAGCCACCTGGCCTGAAGTATCAGTTTCATCCCAGTAACATTCTAATGATCCGGAAAATGAGGTTAATGAAGATTCAAACGTCTTGGCACTATCTCCCATAGTAGTAGATTCAATAACGTCTGCACTTTCATCAATAGAATAAGATCTAACTTCCGCTACAGTATTTGATCCGACCTTTACATAGCCTTCTGATCCTTTATGTATCATTTTCTTTTACCTCGGCTTTCGCCTTTTTTTTAGAAGAAGATTTAATTTCTTGGGCTGCTTCTTCTTTCCAACCCTTCTTTAATAGATACTCAACTTTAGTTGGATGAGCCTCTATAAAACTTGTACCATCCGGTGAAATCAGTTTCATAAATTACTCCTGTTTAAACCACCACATCCGGATCTTGTTCTTGAACATGGTAATTTGTTAAAAAAGTCAAAGTAGCAAAAGCCAACGGCAATTCGCCCTCTGAATTAAAATCAATTTCTGTAGAACTTAAATAACAATCTTTGGTTTTTCCCGATAATGTGGGATCTGCTGCAATTGCTTGTTCTACTTCTTTGCATATTGTGTCTAATGTATCTTCAAAATCTGTAGCACTTTTAACATAGGCCTCAACAACTAAATCCAACAATCTATCGGATGTTCTATTTGCACCTATCTCTAAAGGCTCGCTTTCTTCGGATTTTGTATAAACCAAAATCGCTGGCAAGTTGCCATCTTCTAACGGATAAACCCTGGAACCAAAAACATTTGATCCAGTGGTTGTTAAACCGGTGAGAGTTGTAACTACCTGGTTGCGAATTTGATGTCTAACGTGATCCGCCATTATTGTTCCTCTAAAACTAGGGCCGTAAAACCTTTGTTATCTTTTTGAACATTAACTACCTTATAGTTTGTAGCTGCTTTTAATACGTTTCCATCAACATCCTTATAAGCACTAACCGCCAATGTATCGTTATGACCTACATTGGGAACATCTACAGATCTGCAATAAGCAATGGGTTGAGACGCTTCAACACCCGTGCCTTGATCTAATTCAACATACTCCTCATTTAAAATTAAACTGATTGAAGAATTTACTCCGTTCCTGGTATAAGTTGCTGTTATGCCGTGACCGTAATCAGCGTCTAAATACGCTGCCATATCGGCCTCTGTTTCGTATTTAATTTGGCTCATTATGCGGCCTCTTTTAAAACCAGGGTTAACATCCCAACATTGTCAGGCTGCACTTCAACTACAAAATATGTTGTTTCAGGCTTTATTACGTTGCCTTGATCCGTAGTTATAGCGTTCACAATCAATTTATCTTGATGAGAAATATAAGGTGCATCGCTGGCTTTTATTGTTGCTTTTGGCTGATAGCCTTCAGCATCAATAGTATTACCCTCAATAGCAAAATAATCTTCATCCATGATGAGACTAATGTTTGCCGAAGCACCCGAATCTATGTCATACCAGGTATCAATTAATCCTGCTCTGCTATCCCATAAGGTGTCTTGCACCTCAAAAAAAGTACCGGTAACTCCAAATCCTGTTGTTGAATCCAAGTAGGAAGTAAAGTCAGCTGCACTTTCTAAAGCCATTACTTAGCCTTAGATCTTTTTTTAGGTTTCGGTGCGTCAGAACTTTTAAGGCCCACGCTTCTATTGCTTTCTTTTTTTTCAGTTTTATTAGAAACCTTAGCCTTGCCATAACCAATTAAAATATTGGCCTCTGATTGTTCCACCTCAATTACATCCCCAGCAAAAACTTTTTTCTGGTTAGCAATCGTATCTTGTAGTATTAAAATTTTCATAAATCCCTTGCCTTGTTTAAAGCTGGCGGACACCAGGCCCGCCATGCTATCGGTATTTAAAACCAACTAATTAAGAAGCTGAACAGAAGCTAACTGCGTGTCTAACAGCACAATCAACTGACTGAAGAGCAACCACTCTTACGGTTCCTGAAGTTGAATTTGAATAAGGATCCGTCACGATATCCAATCCGCCAAAGAAGCCGATAAGAAGATCGCTGAAGTTACCAAATACATAATTGTTAGCTGTCAATTGAGGTGAAACAACAACGGGATAACCGTTCATTTCACTTCCTGCGCCAACAAAGATTCCACTTCCACTGTCTTTAGCAGTAGTTTTTAAAGTACCCCAATTAGTAGGATGCACAATATAAGCAAGTCTGCCCATAAGCGCATTATCAGCACTAATGGAACTTTCTAGTTCTACGATTTCCGCCCATGTAGGAGCAGCAGCAGAAGTCAATGTGACTGTATTAATACCTGAAGTATTTGTTATACCAGTTGGATTACCGGAAGAACCGCTACCTTCAAGTGCTGCATCATCAATCGCAATTGCCATAGATTGAGCAAGATCATTTCTAACCAAGTTTTCAACATCTAATGAACCCTGGATCATTAATTGGCGAGTCATGTCAGTATATGCACCCAAAGTTTTTGGGGTAAGGCTGACATTACCAATTGTCATTTCTGATTCACCAGCGGCACCGCCCTCAGATGAGATAAATGCAGCAGTTGAAGTTCCAGTTTTCTTAGGAATCTTAACATCGCCACTTAGGCCGTTTAGATTTGTAGCTAAAGGCATTACAGCTGAGTTATTTCTAAGTGCATCAATAAAGCTGCCTCCTCTGTAATCTTCACCAATTAAATCACCGTCACTACCTGCACTTAAATCCCTTTGACTCCAATCAGCCATAACCTCAGCTGGAAGCATAACTCCCTGGGCTGTACGGCCATAAGCCTCTTGAGCAGCATTTGAACATTCAAATTCAAAAGCAGCTGCCTCTTGTGCTCTGCGGTCTGTAGGGTTAGATAAAGCGTTAATAGCTTTTAAAATGCTGAATTTTCTAGTTTCAGATTTTGTTAAACCAATTTCAGCAGGTGTTTCTAAAGGAGTATCATTAGAAATTTGATCTAATAAAATACCTCTAAATTCATCTACAGATAATTGATCTTGAATAGCTTGATTGCCTAAATCTCTTTTGTTGTGTTTAGCAGCAAGATCTAAAATCTCTTTTGAATTTTTAGCAAATTCTTTTCTTGCTTCGTCTGCACTTTGAGATCTAACTTCATCAAGATTAATTTCTTGTTTTTCGTTTTCCATTACTTTCACCTTTGTGTTTGGAAGATTGTTAGATTTAGAACGGCCAACACCTACTTGTTTGGATTGATCTGCTGGGATTGACACTATAGATGCTTCCATAGGAGTCCAACTTGCCCTGTAATGATCCCCAATTTTGTCATTGCTTGACTGTTCCAGTTTATTAATTCTGTAGCCAACGGAAATGTTTTGTTTAATTCCATCTACTACATCTTGAAAGACTTCTTGAGCAAGTGCAGATCTACCAAATCTAACTACCGCAATTGTCCTTTTTGCGGCCTCATCAAGTCTAAATTCTTCAATAACACCAATCTGCTCATCCATATTATGATTGTTCAGAAGTGGTGCTGTTCCGGATTT